TAAGGTTCCTTACCTTACGACCAAACCTAACCGCCAGTTCTGCGGTATGCGTTGTCTGGATAATCTTTAACTCTGGATTCTTGCCAATCAACCAAGCAGGTAAAAGATAACTCGCAAACTCTGACTTGGTATGCCTCGGAGGCATGTTGACAATGATCCGTGAACCAGGGTTCACCGCCAACCGCTCAAACTGCTTGGCTACCTGCTTGTGATGAGAGCCCTCAATAAAACCCTCATACACATGCTTTACAAAAACCATGAAATTATCTTGAGCAAGCTCCCGTATAGATAAAGTCTTCTTGGCTTGCTCTAAAGCCAAAATCTCCCGCATCACCTCATCTGAAGCATTTAACATGAAAGCATATTATTAAAAAAAATAAAAAATGTCCACACAAGATGGGACCCAATGAAAATAAAAAATAAATAAAATTGTAAGGGAAAAACATCGAGGGCTTCGATAATAAATACCCNTGGACAAGGGACCCTGGAACTACCATAAATTCCACCTTAAATGGTAAATTGTACACCGACAACGGTGCAATGACAAATGTCCACTGTTATATGTTCAAAACACTACTCTCACCTCACTCTCCGAGTGCCAGCGGCCCGGCCCGATTGGGACGGGATCCATCGGCCTTCCCGTTTAATTTCGGGAAGGCCTTGGAACCTTATTTGGAGTTTTTTGTTAGGCTATCAATGTAAGCTTGTAATGCTTCGAGTTTTTTACGTTCAATGTTATCTTCTAGCGTTGGCTTGGCAATCACACCATTTCCTATAGCTATGCCTGTGTTCCAAAATGGTTTTACTTGTGGTGTTTTCATTTACTTATTCCCCTTCAAACTAAAGATGATTGAACATTGCACCACTACACATAAGCATAGGATCGCAAAGCCTAGATAGCCTTGCAAAAATAGTTGATCAATTGATCCACTCGTGGATTGCCAAAACTGATTTAATTGAACCAATGTAGGCAATGTGAATAAGATACCTTTTATGAAATTAGTCATTATTGAAATACTCCAAAGTCTTCATTGATGCCCATGAATTGGAAATCTAAACTCCAATAATCATCGTAGGCACATTGAAGGGCGTCCAAAGGGGATAAGTCATCTTCAAAATAACTAGCCCATTCGGCATCGGGCAAGTCATGAATTGATAGAGCGAGTTTGCTCTCTACAATTTTGTCGCATTCGTTAAGCCATGTTTTAAAATCTTTAGTCATTACTTTCTCACTTTCTAAAAGGTGGGAGCGGCAATGAGGGCCGCTCCCATGTTAGATTATTTTAGGCTTACTTTTTTAGTTGTGCCTTTTACAGTTAAGGCTTCAACTTGTTTAGTGGTTGCACCTAGTTCATAGAGCAATCTAATCGCTTCTTTTTTATCAAATGAACTAGTTGAAGCATTCGGGTTAAGATTAATGTTAAGACTAAACCAATCATATGCAGTGTTTTCTTTGATCGCCCCTTTCAAAAGGTTTACGTCCTTTTTAGAGTTTGCTTCCTTCTCATGATAGGTAGGAAATAATTCACCTACTTGCTTTAGAGATTTAACAATTGTCTTGTCGGATAATTCAAAGTGTTTCATTTTTAATATTCCTAAGTTGTTGACGTTTCGATATAACATGACTGTTATACCATGGGATATGGTGGGAGGTCAATACATAAAAGATAAAAAAGTTCATTAATTAATTGTTAAACAAGTTCCCATATTATTCCATGTAGTCAACAACTAGTGGAGTAATGAATCAATGTTCTATGTAATGATGCTACGCAATGGACAGGCAACTTGTCATGGTGGATTCAGTCTAGAATTCCAGGCTTATGCTAAACGATCCCGTCTAATGAAGCGCGACCCATACTGCCATGTCGAGATTGTCGAGTCCCGACCCGACCCGACCTAGCCCGACCCGACCTAGCCCGACCCGACATATATAAATTGTTGACTAATGGGATTACGTGGAATACACTCATAAAAGTCAACAACTGAAAGGTGAATAAAATGAAGTTATCAAAGGGATTTTATATTATAGGCGATCCTTGTTATATAATTGGTGGAGACGATGAATGGGATTTGGTTTTGAAGGAAACAAAGTTTTTCGGTCATGAAGCAACCAAACCTTGCGATGGAAGTTTTACTATTACAGATTGTGATGGTGAGAAGCATAATATTTCCGCATTCAATACAGGAGGAGATGGAGGCCATATGGGAAGTGATGGTTTTGAATACGGAGTAGATAGCGGAACTTTAGCTTGCATACCTGCCTCATTTAGTATTAGAGGCAAATTAGGTCCCTTATGGTCGGGAATAAGATGTTGCAATAATTACCTATCCAATGAAGATTTTGATTGTTGGGATTTAGGAGATACTCTTCAATTTGGAGATATATTTATTGAAAAGATATGGAAAGATTGAATAAACTTGGGCGACCTTCGGGTCGCCTTTTTTTATTGTCAGGTCGGGAACTGGCGTGCCAGATCGGGACTAGGTTGGGATGCCAACTATTAATATTTATAGGTATTAATAAACCAAAGCAGATAAAAAAAGGGCTACCCGACTAGGGTAGCCCTTTAGTTGTTCGTATTCTGTTTTCTAATAGTTTTGAATTTCCTCCTCTATCATGTCCACTAGGTCAAGAAAATCAACTGTTTTTAATGTTATAAACTCGCCTCCCATAGTGTCATATTTGTGTTTCATGTCAGAGAAGTTGTGACCAAGTTGGGCTAAAAAATTTTCTACAAGCTTGTCTGCTACTTCTTTGTCCGTCATTGAATTGCCTCCTCTATTGCGAACACTGTCACGCCAAGCTTTTCGGCAAGGTCTTCGGGTGATCTATCTGTACAACGATCACATACATAGTTATTTTGTACTTCTGAATAATTGCTGTTTCGCATATCAAAAACGTCACCGCAACAATCACAATTAGTATTGTCGCCATAGTCTGGATCGTGTGGAAGTTTTTCTTCCTCTTGTTTAGTCATGTAATTAATCCTTCTATAAGTTGTTGACTGATACCATTATATATGGGATAGTACTCAAGTCAACAATTAACAATTAACAGGAGTTATTATGTCTGATAAATTTTGGCTTGAACATTACGGAAAGCTTGTCGGTTGGGAAATATCCTCTGTCGCTATAGATAAGGAGGCAGAGTCAGATATTTTTCCAGAAGGCCTCTATGGATTAATTCTAACCAAGGGCAAGAAAAAGAAAATTGCTTGGATTCTTAGGGATTCTGAAGGAAATGGCGAAGGATTCTTGGAAGTTGAATCGATATGAAAACATATAAAGTAAAGTTTAACGGAGATAATTAAATGGTTAAATTAGAAAAGAGTAATGGCGAATTGGGGTTTACTTCATACCATACTTTTATCACAGACCCTACTTTATCAGAGTGTGGAAAGTTTGAAGTTGATCCGATCAAACATTATGGATTAACGCAAGATCAACTTATGATTCTTGCGTTTGGCGAAGAGTTTATGGCATCAGATGATAAAGGTACATTGAAGGAATATCGTGGAAGGATGTGGCAACAATGATCGATAGATTTAAGGAATGCGTTGCCGATCTGAATATTCCAAAGGGATGGGAAGATATTAGCTATCGCAATGACGCTTGCCCTTCATGGTTATACAATGATTTTCAGATAATGATTTTACATCCCGACCCCGCTAATCGTGATCATTGTCTTCTTGATTGGCCTAGGTTTAATATTTTTTATGGGGAAGATAGCACTAGATTAGTGGGTCAATTTGAAACCCTTAATGAAGTTATAGAAAGGGTGAAATAATAACAGTAAGGCGGTAGGGTTTCCCCTACCGCCACCAACTGGCGGTTAAATTTTTATTATCCATACCCTACCCTGGCCGGCCCTGGTGCTGCGCCGGGTTTTTTGTTTAATCCCGACCCGACCCGACCTGGTCCCGACCCGACCGCCAGCTAAATTTTATTCCGACCCCGACCCGAATAAAGCTTGCTATATTTTGGTAATTCATGGTACATTTATCATGTCAATAACTTAGGAGTAAATTACTATGAGAATACGTTTAACAAAAAAATCTAGAAACAAAAAAACGGGACCTATTCCCGTTTCCACAACCGAGCGCAAGTCATGCCCGACAACTTGCCCATTTAAAAAGAATGGTTGTTATGCTGATTCGGGTCCATTGGCTATTGTATGGGATGAAACACCAACAATAGGCAAAGCTTGGAATGATTTTTGTAACGATATTAAAAATCTAAAAGACGGCCAACTATGGCGTCACAACCAAGCGGGTGACCTCCCGCATAAAAAAGAAGTCATTGATAGTGCAAAAGTTGAAAAGCTTGTTAATGCCAACAAAGGCAAAAACGGTTTTACTTATACCCACCATGATCTATCAATAAAAGAAAATCGTCACGCAATAAGACAAGCCAACAAGCAAGGCTTTACTGTTAACTTATCGGCCAACAATTTAAAACAAGCCGACAAATACAAAAGCTTGAATATTGGACCCGTTGCGGTTGTGCTACCAATTGATCAAATGATCAACACCAAAACACCAAACGGAAATAAGGTTGTTGTTTGTCCTGTTGTCACTGGAAAGGCAAAATCTTGCGCCACCTGTAAATTATGTGCTATACCTACAAGAGGATCTATTATTGGTTTTCCAGCTCATGGCACAAGTAAAAAGAAAGCGGAAAGAGTTGCGATTGAATAGGCGTGGCGGTTGTTGACGCTCCAAAGGGCTTCGAGCCCTAGCCGCGCCCGGCGGGGTTACTCCGTTCCCCGCCACCG